TCTGTGTGTTGTCAATGGTGTTACCAGGCACATAAACTACATCAAGCCCACGACGTTTGAACACACGCTGGTTCCACTCAGTTAGTTGCAGTGTATAACGAGACTCGTAACTTTCCAAGCCCATGTAATAAAGTTTTCTCATATTTTATACTTTCTCTAATAAATTATAAAGTGTTTTAGAATCCGTCGGAAATGTGTTTAATTGGTCACATCGTATCTCATAACCCAATGACCGTAAACGTTGCTGTATAATAGCTTCAGAAATCACGTTAATTGGATTCCATGTTAGATCCTTATTACTCACAGTGTGTGAGATAATTTGATTCAACAAATCAAACTCGTCAACAATATATTGTTGTTTATGACGCCATTCTATGCCAAACTTTTCAAGTCCTGATGTTAACGTAAGCCCGCAGTGATTGATAATTTTTTCCATGGTTGGAACAAAGTCATTTAGTACATCTAAATGATCTATCTTTAGAAATTTATTATCAATTTCATATTGTGATTGTATCCACTCCTGTACCCAAGAAACATAAAACAAACTAAACCATTCTCTTAGTTCCCATGTTTGCATGTCTTTCCAATTGGTATACGAAGCATTCCAATTTTTAATATTATGAGCATTGTTACCACAAAATGATTCTAGACCTAATTTTATTTTTTGTCCTGCAGCTATCTTATGATATTGAAACAGTATATTTAATTCAGCCCCACTAACTGAGTTGGTATGGAGTAATACAAATTTATCTGTGTGATAATCTACATGTTGTAATTGCATGGTTTGAAGTATTTCAGGAAGATGCATATCACAAAATGGATAGATTGGCGTTGTTATTGCATCAACGCCTAAATTGGCAAGATTAACTAAAGTGTTTTGTTGTTTCGGATGGAATTCTTTGATAAAATTATGCATAGAACCATCTGAACATATAGATCTATTGTGCAACACAGTGTATTCTTTTGTGAAACAACGTAATACATATTCGATAGTTGATCCAAACATACCTGGAACAAAGAATATATGAATCATTCAACCACGATAGCTTGCAAAACGACGTGTGTCTTCATCCCACATGTTCTTGGCATATTTGCCAGAATGCCACTTGCTAAACTGCTGCCAGGCATAGGTTTTAAAATTGTATAGATCCGCTTCGTTGTAGCGGTATCCATAGTCCTGACAGAACTCTTGGAATACTTCCAAGTCTTCAAAGATCTCTGTGACTTTGGGATTGGGTTTAAATGAGGGTCTTGCCATGGTGTTCTCCTTAGATGACAATGTTGTTGAGGGGTTGATTTAATTCGTATCGTATTAGTGCGCCATTTTCTCCGTCTTCTGCGACTTCGATATGTACCACACGACCAGGATAGCGTGTGGCTATCTGTATATATAGGTCGTCAGCAATCATCTCGCAACTTTTATGGTCGAGACTTAAAACGGAATTGTCACTGTTATACAGCGATTCGCACCAGCGTTTGAATTGGATGAATTCGAGGTCCCGGTCGTTGTGGAACACATCAATCCACACCCGGAAATGAAATATATGACGATGAGGATAACCAAGAAATTGTACATCAGCGAGTCCAGGGTCTGTTAAGGCAGCGGGATATTTATGAATGCCTTCCCGTTGCCATGTGACCCAGATTTGTCGCTGTGCTTGTTCCATCACACGGTCTACTGTGTCTCTTTGTTCTTGATTCATTCGTATAAGTCCTTAAAGGTAGAAGTGGCCATATTTTCAAGTTTGGTCATAGCACTATCGGTCAGTCTAAAATCATAAGACCTAGATGTTTTGGGATTAGTGCGTTCAAAGTATCCAAATGGTCCGCCGGGTATGTAATTGCTTTCGTCACCTGCAATAATCTTTGCTCTGGCTGATTCATATGATTCTTCAATTTTTTCTTGTATGTAAGGATTGCTGAAGTCATACATGTCAGCACTGACAATGACCTGGTCTTGAGTTTTTACTCTGAGTTGTTGTTGTACTTTGTCATGAATAGGAGATTTGGGGTATGGAGTAACTTTGATGTCTTCGGGCAACATTTTACCTATGCTTTGAGCTGATGTAGAATCTAAATCTCTGCTTTTTACTTCAAATCCGTATGCAGGAACGTCAACTCCTTGCCCACGACGATCCATGGGCCATCCATGTGCCACCATTATTTCTTCCACTTCTCGTCCGGCTGCGCCATTGGTCTTTGGTGGCACTGTTTGTCCTACCAGATGTTTGACTTGTTTAATTTTTGCCATTTTAAGATTTCAAACTTTCAAAGGTCACAATCTTGGCCAGTGCTTCACCAAGATTTTCGTCAGGGTGTACAATGTGCAGTTCGCAGTGGTGATGGTCTTTGCGTTCATCATATCGGTTGTATTCTACCATCATGCCACCATTGGCACGATACACAGTGAAACTCATTCTGTGTTTACTGCTGCCAATGCTTGCAGCTTCCTTCATCGATATACCAATACTGTGCTGTTCACGATCTATTGACACCATTGTTTCATTGCGTTGTCTAATGCGTTTGGCACGCCGCAATATCCAGTTGTCTAGCCATTTCATAATTTGCTATCGCCTTCATAATCATCCCAACCTGTAAATGTCTCACGGCTCATTAGGCTGTGTAGACTGTGGCACCAGACACCGGGATTGGTAGCGTCAAAGTCCTTGTCATCTATTTTTAACATTGTATTATAATTCCACAGTTTTGTATACGGTACACTTACTCGAATCTGTGGAATAAAGTTACGATAGTCACACAAGCCGCCTTCGTGGAATTCTTCCACGGCTGAGATAGGAATGTCCAGGGTACACAAGCGACCACGTTCCAAAAAGTATGTGATCATACTTTCCCACTTGCGCCATTCTTCGGGTGTTTGGGGATTGAAACTGTGATTGGCACCAAAGAATATGTGCTCTTCGCCATGTATATGTGCGATAATTGAATCAATGGGTTGTATGCCAACCACAAACAATGTCTTCTTACCAAAGGCAGGAGTGCGTTCTACTTCTACACCTTTGAAAAATTCAACGCCCTTATGTCCTTCACGTTTCATGTCATGGTCTCCAAGTTGTCAAGTTTGCTAGAATCAAAATCTTCTTGTTCAGTTTGTTCGTATTCAAACAATGCATTGAACTGGGGTTTAGAATTGGTAGTGTTCTTGCCTTTGTTGCCACGTGTGCCAACAATTTGATTCCAATAACCAGTCTTGCCTGTGTAACCAGTTCGTTCAATCACAGCCATGGCGCTGGCTTTGTCTGGCGCTGAAAAAATCTCTTCTACAATGTTTTCAAAATATTCGTAATCGCCGCCGTTGCGTTGCATCATGGCAGGATGTTCTCCTGCGTCAAAGCGACGATTGGCTTCTTGCACAGCGGTCAAGTGCATCCACACGTTATGACCCATGAGCAAAGCATAACTGAAACTGTCCCAGGATGTCTTGCCTTCTTTGCCATTTTTGTTGACATCGCCTGGCCCGTAAATGCAGATATCTTTCATTGTAAGCATATCGCTGATGGGACTGTCTTGCCAGTTTTTAATATTGCTTGTTTTTGGCAAATCAGCCAACAGTCCCACACTCCATTTGCGAGTATCTGTGGAATATTTTTTGTCATCCAACACCGGAGCCATGCGATAAGACCACTTTGAATCATGTTCAAACACATTTTCATAATACACCTGACCATTGGCAGTGGCGAGGAATGGGCTGGCACAATCAAAGGAAATAGTAAAAGACGGATTAACGTATTTCCTAACTGCCCTTTGAATCACGGTGAGTAGCACAGCCCATTCCAACTTTGATGTACCCAAAAAGTGCATCCAGTCATGAACTCCTTGCTGTAACAGATTGTCATAACGAAGTGCAACCAGTCGAGTCAGTATCAGTTGAACGTCACACATGTTCTGTCCGCCCATGGCCCAGCCGTCAAAGTGTGTGGCAGGATACACAGCAGGATCGCAAAACTCTTTCATTTCCTGATACCATGCTTCGGCACTGTCGTGACCATCGCCTTGCAACACATTCAAGAACCGGGCGCCACCTTCTTTGACACCTCGACGGTGTGCCATAAAATACAAGTTGTTGTATTTGGTGGCTGCAACTGCTTCATCCAATGTGGTAACACCACAGGCCTTGCTGGATTTTTTATCGTGTATAACCCAGGTAGGAATATCAAGAATCATTCCATAGTCTGCAATGCTGTCTAACCAACGCAACACAGTATCACGTTTTTTCTGGGCAGCATCCAGCAACTTCTGATAGTCAGCAGCAGGGTCTTTTTTAATTTTTTTACCTTTGGCATTGACTACCTCAGTTGGGCCTTGAGCAATCAATGCAGCCATTTTATCTTGCACTGCTTGACTGGTTGGATCTCGCCACTCACCCTCCCACAAGCCTTTGGCAATTTGAAACCCGCCTGAGTCGCCAAGCATGAATGTACCTGGCTCACGATTACGAACCATGTCTTCTGACCAGTCTTGTTTGGTCAAATCCAAATTGGCATGTCCTGCTGAATACAATGACCACCGGTATGGAAACAATGCTTTTTGGCTGTTTAGCCAGTTCATTTGTTCCATGTCAGTGAGACCTGCAGGAAATCTTGCTGGATCCACATACGGTTCGTTGCGTTGCTTGCCCACAAACGTAGCATAGAAGCCAGAGATTGCAGGCAAGAACACAGCATAGTCATTCTGTTTGGCAGTTAAATTGTCTTGATCGTTCACTTGCTTTGTGCTGGTAAAATATAGTTGTAAACAGCCACGCCAGAATCCACTGTGATTTTGGCAGCACCATCATCTGAAATGCGAATAGTCTTGTCGCCAGTCAGGGCCATGATGGCCATGAACTGTGAGGCCGGCCACGACCAAGCACGTTTCAATTGTCCATTCACTCCTGAGTGAAACACAAAGTTACCAGCGTGTGTTGAGTGATCACCAAAGAAAAACTTCAAGTCGCCGTTTTCAGTTTTGGCTTGAAAGTTAGGCTCTTCCGCATTGGCCTGTGCCTGCATACGCAATCGCTGGATGGCAGCCACAGTGGGCTCAAATTCAATGTGCCAGGTAACGCCTTTGAACTTGGGTGTTTTGAGTTTGTCGTTCACAATCTCTGCTGCCATGAAACGATATGTGTTACGGAAGTCACCAGTGGCATTTTCAAATTCAATACCATCTGGTGTATCAGTGGCTTTCTTGGTCAGTTTGAGTTTGGCATTTTCTTTGTACTCTTGCAAGTTCAACAAAATTTTCAATTTGTTCAAGTTGGGCATGCCAAATGTGCCAATAAAATCTGGGTGTGGGTTTTTGAATTCGCCTTCTAATACCACACTTAAATCTTCTGCCACACCCACAATGGCTGTGCTTTTGTCGTTGCCGGTGATTTTGATCAAGTCAATGCAGCCAAGATCATGTGTGTGTTCTACCAAGTCTTTAAGATAATCTCTCATGTATACTCCTATGTTGTATGATTATATAGATTTTTTTACTGATGTGCAACTATTTTGGCCAGGCTCTGACCGCCTCTAATTGATTCAATTTCGCCGAGCCGGCGTATTTCCATCCAGGCAATGTCACCTTGCCCACGATTTACAGAAAGGATTTCAAATCCAATTTGATTGCAATAGACCTGTATTTCTCTGCCAGGTGTGTAACACATAAAACTCTTTTCGGCCAGTGCTACTCCATGTGCCCAATCACAGTCATTGTAAGTGAATATAGCAACACCACCTGGCCGTAGTCGTGCAAACATACTGTCAAGATACTGGCGTACTACCTTTATGGGTTTGTAGTTGAAATAGTTGTAGGCAAATATCAATCCAAATTGTTTCCCAGGCAGTTGCCACAGTGCATCAGTGTGCTCATAGTCGTTGATCACATATGGTCTCAGTCTGCGTTGATACTCTGGAGTAAATGCCAGCATCGAAGGATCCAACAGTTCTTGATGTTGATCTACCAAATACAATGGATCCAGTGGCACTAGGTCTTCAATAAACTTTTCTTGTCCAGGACGCATGATCAAGCCAGGCAGTCGCCAGTCCGTGTACTGTAGAAGTCGCCTTGTAAGCAACAGTCGACTTTCTGGATCAATGCTGAGTCGACGATTTAAAATGTATTCATTGGTTTCATAACACATTTCTTCTTCATACAGTCGTTGACTGGCCTGATATTGCGCAGATTCAAGTGCAGAGATTTGTTTACGCACATTGGCTTTGAGCTTGTCCAAGGCAGTTTGTGCATGTTGAAACTCACAAGAGATATTGTTGATCTTTTCAGCAAAGGCACTGCCATACTCGTCAACTTGCACAGCATGATTAGCAACCACATGGCCTATTTCGTGAAACTTTTTGACAGCCGCATGATAGTCAGGAGCAAGTTCATTGCTGTCCAACAAATTCAAGTATCCAACAAGTTCGCTCAGTTTCATTCGAATGAAAATAAAGAAGTAAATGTGTTTTCTGTGTTGGTGGCCGCAGCCAGGTCCCAATCCAACACACCCAACAAGTTGTCAATCTTTTGATCCACCACAGTGGCTTCCATTTCTGTGTCATCAAAAGGCAAGTCCTTGAACCATTGTGGCAAGTGCATTTCGTCAGTGGGATAGCCAATTGACGTCCAACCCAGGGCATTGCTTCGCAGTTTGCACACAATGGTTTTCATACCATCAACCACCTGCATGCTGTAGTTGTCTGAATTCATTCTACGCAAGTTGTTCCAGTTCAAGGCCGCACGTACATGCCCAGGCATGTTGGCTTTGCCCAGGCGTTCTTCTTCCTTGCCGTACTTGGTCAAGTTGTTCACACGCTTGGGTGAGCCTTTTTCCCAGCCTGGTCGCTCTTTGAATTCATACTTGAACTCACGCACACGTTCAATGATTTCATCACGACCAGCACCAGCCAGCACTCGATTTAGAATTTCCAACAAGAAGTCTTGAATAACTTTGGGTGTATCACTGCGCTTCAAGTCCAGGCCAGTGGCCTTGGTCTTGCCAATGGCACCGTTGACATCTAGTCGTTTGTTTTCAATGTCAATGGCATTGACTGCATAACGTTTTTTGGTGATAAACAGGCCACGGTCTGCCACTGTTTCACGACCGGCCTTGATCAAATCTCCCATGTCTCTGGGGCAGTGGAACGCACGTTCCATAAACGCTGGAAATGAGTCGTTGACCTGGTCTGCAATACTATCGTACAGTTGAATGCAGATTTCCTTTGACCATGCCATGCGACCTTCGGCAACTTCTTGTCGGAGCACAGGCCACGCTGAGAAATAGCATGAGTCAGTGTCGCCGTAAATCACTGCCCGGCCTACATGGTCATATTCACCTGTTATGCATTCATTCAAGTAGGCATCCATGTGCTTGGCAATGCTTCGACCGGTAAGGGTTGTGCTTTGGCCAATTCGCTTGTCAAAAAACCTGCAACCAGGATTGAGAATGGCACCATACAAACTGTTCAAGTTAATCTTCTTGACCAACTGACGTTTGTCCCAGAACGCAATTTCTTTGGCATCTTTGGCATCTTTCTTTTTGGCCTGCATCTCTTTACGTTCTGCATACCAACGTTCCAGCAGGCCTGGGATTACGCCTTTCTTTTCGTATGTGAATATGGTGCCATTGGCACTCAAAACCCAAGGCTGATTTGAGTCAAACAACATGTACCAAATTTCAGCACCCGAGTGTACAGTCTCTTCACCTGACTGCCAATCTATAGTGATCTCTGTGCCACGTTGTTGTTCCATCACTGCTGTGTATTCTAACGAAGCAAACACACCTTCCCAGGCGGCTGCAAATGAATCACCTTTGGCCATTTTGTCCTTGATGTATCTGTCTGTCATCACCGGACGCAGTTGACCTATAATAGTTTCTGGGCCCATGTTCAAGGCACGAATTGCACTGGGGTATAGACTGTTGATGTCCACAGATCCAATCCATTCATGTAATCCTTTCTTGGGATATGCCACATAAGCACCTGCGGCCTGTGTGTCCTCGTCGGTGAGTCGCTGTTGCCGATTGGGCACAACCATGCCACGTTCATGTGCTTCGTTGATGATGGCCTGTTCAGTCACAGCCACAGCACCCATTGTGGTGGCCAACAGCACTGTGTTGGCATGTGCCAGTTCGCTGGCCAGCTCCAAGAATCGCAGTTTTTTGTCCAGTTTGTCCAACAACAAGGTATCTTGCCGGTTGTATTCAATAAAGGTCTTAAAGTGTTGGTTGTACAGTTGATCTAGTGTGCCTTCAAACTGTGTCTTGCGTTCACCCAGTTCGTACTCGGCAATGGCGTCCAGGCTGTAGCTATGTCGCTCTTCATAGGTGTACTTGCGATACAGTTGCATATAGTCCATATGCACACGACCCACCAGATCATAAGTTTCATTCTCAGCACCAAAGCGTTCAAACACACGCTTCTTGGGAAACTGCCCCCACAAACAAAAACGTCGGGTGTCGTCTTTGCTGAGCACTCGAGTGATACGGTTCACAGTGTAGGGTATGTCATAGCCTTCTGAGTTCCAGCCACTTAGTATGTCTGCATCATCTATTAAGTCCAGGAACATCTTCAACATTTCTGTTTCAGACTCACACAGCACAGTGTTTTCAAACTCCGCACAGATCTCACGAGCAGTCTCGGGACTCATGTGGCGTGGTGCCACCACAAGAGTGACCAGTTGCTCCAACCAATTCAGATATACCGATATGGCAGTGATGGGATTGAAAGGATCTGTCACAGGAGAGAACCCACGCACTGAATCAAACGCAACTTCAATGTCAAAGAATGCTGTTTGCAGTGTGGGTGCGTCTTGGTCTTTGTAGTTTTCTTCAAAACATCGGAATATGGGATTAATATCCGATTCGTAGATCTGTCGCCCGCTTTGTGCTCGAACTTCCTTGCGGAACTCTTTGTTGTTGCGTGTGCTAAATCTCGACACAGGCGTGCCGTAGATGCTTTGAAACTTGCCTCGGGGGTCGTCGTAGTAAAAAACATAATTGGCTGGATACTCTCGGTACTGCCTTTTGCCTTCTCTACGTTCTACCACGTGAATGCGATCGTGTTCACGATCAAATAGTGCGTCAATATAACTCATTGTTCTCCGTTTATGGCCGGTCTAGCCTTGTTACATGTTCGTGACGTGAACGATTCGTTCTTACTTATGTTTTTAAAATCCATTGAACCAAGTTTTTGGTAGTTTTTTCAAATGTTGTACAATCTCAACTGCTTGCAAGTATTCGGGATGAGCAGAATTATAAACGTCCTGTTGTAAAAAATTTTTAAAGGTCCATGTGTTCCAATTGTAAATTCTGCTGTACTCTGCTAAATCACAATTCCATTGTTGGCAAAGATTATAAAATTTTTCTGAGTCTCGATAGTTTTCTTTTTGAAATATTAATCTACCATTTAATTCAAAATTTAGTTCTTGTTTTTTATTCTTTAAGAATTCCATTCCATCACAAAGATCTTTCCATTTTCCTCCTCTACGAACAAGTTCGTATACTGATTCAGATCCTGCGTCAACACTTACTGTGATTTTTTTAACAAATTTTTCAACAGACTTAATACGGTTCCATCTCTTAGTGATCAAAGTGGCATTAGTACCAATATGTATTTCTAAATTTGGAAATTGATCGGTATTGACTGCTGACAACATTTCCATCAACATTTCACTGGAAAACAATTCGCCGCCGGCACTGATTTCAATTACCATTTTTTTATCAGTAGGGGTCGAGAACAAATTTTTTAATAATGTTTTTCCGAGATCTCTCTGTTGTTGTTTTTGTTCATTTGGAACTTTGATCACTTGAGTTCTACAACTAGGGCAACTTAAATTGCACGTTTGATCTAGTGACAAATGTATATGATACGGCAAATTATATTTGTTTGAATCAGTTACCAGCATAGCTACATTTGGTGGCAGTGTGTCAATAGTGTTGAGTCCATTATTTGCCATAACACCACAAACTTTTTCATTGCAATAAACATAAGAACCATCTATTATAGATTGTCTTATATCTTTAGCCAATTGTGATGACAATATCTCATCCAAGGTTGATTGTAAAATATTGCCAACTGATTGCGACATCCACCAAGTGCAACCGCACAAATATACATCTCCTGATTCATTGACGCTGACTAGAATAAAAGGAGTCATGCAATATTTGCCTTGCAGTTGTTTTATCGGAAATTTATTCCGGGCGAAGCGCATTGATTGCATTTACAGTGTCTTGCCCACAGTTTCAAGTATGGTTTCCAACAGTTCTTGATCTTGTTTGGTCTTGCCAAACTCGGCCTTGTGTGCCACGCGGATGGCTTTTTTCAACACAGCCGGTTTGATTTCTAATTCTTCTGCAATGGCCTTGATGGTGTCGGTCAGGCCACCTTGTAGCGTATCAATTTCGTGCATGACCTGCATGCCTTCGTTGATGATTTGGGTGAGTTTGATCTTTTGATCACCGTTGAATGTTTTGGTATCCATATGTACTCCTAAAACACTATTATAACACAGATTTTGATTTTGTCAAAGCAAATTTGCTCACTTCAAGCATCACGGTAGCGAATCGTTCAGCTTGCCCAGCAGCCGGGCCACACGGTCCTAAGAGAGGTGTGTTGGTTGGTGTCAGCTCTACTATCCTGGCCTTAGTTTGCCATGGAAGGAGAACTGACCACGTTGCCTATGCCAAATTGGAATTCCAAAATCAACCGGGCATGCATTGGATTTTCAGCAAAAACCGCAGTCCTTACAATCTGTCCCTTGACTAGCACAGTGGCCACGTATTTGTTCATACACGTGATTGTTTGATGCCAGCCAGACGTTGCATACGTTCCACGCTTTCATTGACACTGTATTGATCCACGTAATTCTTGCCCACATTGGCACCTGACGCACCACCAAACCCAACACCTGTTGTTCTGGTTGCAGTGTGCTGTTGTCCAGGCTTGCCCAATGCACCTGTGGTATCAGTATAATTGGCTGAGACTGACTTGGTTCCTGCCAATTGCCCTTTGTTATAATTGGCTGATTTTTGTGTGGCCGTCAAATTCAAGTTTGGAGCTGCCTGCATGCTTGCGGAAACTGAGCCACCACCGCCTGGTGTCATATTTTTTGTTGCACTGAGAGTTGTCCCGCCAACACTGGTTGTGCCCGACAAAGTGTTTGTGCTTTTGTCGGCTGTGAAACTTGCACCTGGCACATTCACTGTGGCCTGATTGGGTTCTTCATTGATTCCTGTTGCGCTGTCAGCAGCCAATTTGGCCAATTCATCGTCACTGGAGCCAACATAGTTCTTGCCCACATTAGCACCTGACGCCCCACCAAAGCCAACTCCTTTGACTTGTTGTTTGGCCTGTCCGGTCATGTTGTTGGTGGCAGTTTTGGTTGTGGTGCCAGCCAACTGACCTGCGCCAATGTTGGGCCCAACAGTTCGTGCGCCCAGCGTTGCTGTGCCTAGGTCGAATTGTTGATCAGTTTGTTTTGTATAACCACCTGGCGTTTTGGTCTGTGACACAGAAAACGGACCTTGGCTGAAATTTGTGGTCACATCACCAGTGGCTGAATCTGTGGTTTGGCCTACACCGCCAAAGTTCATTTCGTCCAACTCTGCACCACGTATCATGCGTTGAATTTGTTTAAGTCGGTGATAGTTTTGTTCCGCGTCACGTCCATCATAGTAGGCTGGTCCATCTGCACGATCGTATTGTGGATCACGGCGCAGTTCTGCTTGGCGTACCAGTTCGTCGATGTTGGGATATTTGTCTGCTAGGTCTCGGCGTTGTTTGTCCTGGTCCACAGGTGGTGTTGTGAGTGGCTGGCGTCTGGCATCTGCTCTACCAAGACCCCGTTCTCTCTTTGCAATGGTTCGATCGGCTTGGGCAATTGCGGCAGGATCATCACGGTCAAAGAATTTGTTTATCTTGGCACCTGCTTGGCTCAGTTGTGCTTTCTTACTATAGTCGCCCAAACTGACTTCTTGTACATTTGGTTTGATTGCTGGCACACTACGTTGTGTTTTTTCATCCCAGGTACGATTTGTATTTTTCAAATACTGGTCTCGATCTACGGAGGGCATGTCTTTAAGACTGGTACCTTTGCCTTGCTTTAATTGCTGTTGCATACGAGCACGAACTTCCGCTTCATGCTTTGCATCAGCAGCTGGATCGTTTGCAAAAGGATCATAAGCATCCTCATCAAGATCACCGGTATCTGCAAATTTGCCAAAGTGTTGTTGCTGCTGTTGCAAATTTGCTTGACGTTCTGTATCAGTGTAGCCTTGTCCTGATGCCATTCTTTGTTTAAAATCGGCTATTTTTGCAGGAGTCTGGGTTTGTGCTTTGTATGCTGCCATGTTTTTTGCATAGTCGGCTCTTGACATACTGCCTGGTTTTGATATGCGTGTGCTGCCATCAGGTTGAGTAATTGCCTGCTGGCCTGGCGGCACATTGATAGGGGGTGCTTGTTCTGCCACACCTTTAGTTAATCCTGGTACTTCATTTTTGAGCACGCTCATGGCTCGCTGTAGACTACCATAAGTGTCAATGTGTCGACCGTTGGCGTGAATCATGTAATCATTGGGACCAGATTGGATGATTTCATATTTGCCACCATCAGCACCTGTGCCACGGAACACTACTGGTCCCGCCATGCCTTCTGACACTTTAGTTTTTTTGTTTGTAAATAAATCGTTAATGATCATGATTATCGTTCTTCTATGTAATCTTGGCCAAGGTCCTGCTCAGCACGTTGCTTTTGTTTGCGGGCTTGGTATAGTTTCACTGCCATGCCAGCATCATCCAAGTTTTTAAATCTACTGGGCAATGCTTGTTCACCATGGCGCAGTTCATAACCTTCGTTGTCATCTCCATAACAATCAAGAGACTTGCCATCCGCCATTTCAAATGTGGCAGCAGGTGTTGTTGCTGGTTTACCGCCAACGGTGGCTGGAGCATAGTCAGCGGCTGTTTTACGATCAACAACATTGGATTTCA